ACCTTTATGGGGGGCTTTGCCCCCCTTTTTACTATGCCTTTACTTAAAACAAGTCAATTAGAAGCAGTTAATAGAGTGCTTCAGATGATGGGTGAAGCTCCTGTTAATAGTTTGTCTGGTCAATTTGGATTAGCTAAACAGGCTGATGACACTCTTACTGATGTAAGCCGTAGAGTTCAAGCAGAAGGCTGGAGTTTTAACACTGATTATCAAGTTACTCTTACTCCTGATGCAAATAAAAATCTTTTGGTGGGCAGCAATGTTAGCCGTGTAGTTGTTGATATTCTTGCTTATCCTGACTATGACATCATTGAGAAAGGAGGAAAATTATATGATCGTTTAAATCAAACTTTTGAATTTACTGATGATGTAAAAGCTGATCTTACTTATATGTTGGATTGGGATGATCTTCCTGAACATGCTCGTCAATACATAATGACTAGAGCAGGAAGACAACTACAAGAAGCAATCATAGGAAGTACTGATTTGACTAAATTGAATCTTGCAGCAGAAGCCGAAGCAAGAACACAATTCGTTGAAGAAGAAACAACGAAGAGTGAACACAATATGATAAGAGGGAATCCCAATCGGTTTGGCCCATTAAGTACATACATGCCTGGCCGTGCCGTTATTAGGTAACTATGCCATTAATTAGCAGTACTATTCCTAACCTTATTAATGGGGTTAGTCAGCAGCCACCAGCCTTAAGGTTAGCTTCTCAAGCAGAGTCAGTTGTTAACTGTATGCCAAGTCCTGTAGAGGGCTTAAAGAAGCGTCCCCCTATGACACATATTGGTAAATTATTTGCTGGCAGTGCTGGAACAGGAAGACCGTTTACAACTATTGTTGATAGAGATGGAACTATTCAATACTTAGTTTTTATACAGGATAATGATATTAAAGTTTTTGGATTAGATGGAAGCACTAAAACCGTTAACAAGCCAAATGGAACTGGTTATTTAGATATATCTAATAGTGCGGATCCTTCTGAACAATTCAGACTTGCGTCTGTTGCAGACTACACATTTATTGTTAATAGAGAAAAGACAGTTACTACATATTTTCAAGATGGAGTTACTTATAGTCAATCAGGTACAACTGTCACTGTTACTTCTACAGCTCATGGCCTTACTACTTCTGATCGGATTTCAATAGATTGCACTTCAGGATCAGGTGTAGATGGAAAATATGATGTAGCCTCTGTCCCTAATGCAAACAGTTTTACATATACAGCAGGTACATCTTTAACAACAAATGGTAATGCTGCGTATAACATAATGACTCCTAACTTTGGCACCAAATCAATGGTGTTCATTAAGGCAGCAGATTATTCGGCAACATATAGAATTAAGATTAAAAGTGCAGATGGTACAAGTACTCTTGCGGATGTTAGTTATGCAACAGCAGCGGTAGGTGGTACACAGCCTGACACCTTAACTATTGCGACTAATCTACGTAATTCACTTGCTTCAGCATTAAGTAGTGGATGGACTTTTACCGTTGTAGATTATGTTGTTCAGATCGTAAAGAATGATGGTGGTGATTATCAATTAGAAAGTAGTGACACAAAAACAGGAACTTTTACTAAGGCAATAAAAGGAACGATAGATACTATTACTGATTTGCCAACATTGGCTGAACATGGATTTATTATTAAAGTACAAGGAACAAAGACGACTCAATTAGATGATTATTATGTAAAGTTTGAAGCTTCTGCTGGCAGTGGTACTGGAGGAGGAATTTGGAGGGAGACTGTTGCTCCAGATATTAATAGAGGATTTAATCAAAAGACTATGCCACATGTATTAGTACGAAATGCAGATGGTAGTTTTGATTTCAAAGAATTTGATTGGTCATATAGAATTTGTGGAGATGAAGGAACAGTTTTAAATCCTTCTTTTGTAAATAGTAAAATACAAAATATAAATCTATTTAGAAATAGACTTGTACTCTTAGCAGATGAAAATGTAATTCTTTCTGCCGCAGATAATTATGACCGATTTTGGCCAGAGACTATCCAAACTGTTGTCGATAGTGATCCTATTGATTTGGTTACTGGTGGTACTGAGATCAACTTCTTAACCTCTAGTCTTGCTTTCGCTAATACTTTATTGTTATTTAGTCGTCATGGTCAATTTAGATTAGACGCTGGTGCAACAACTATAGGAACAAGTTTAACTCCTAAAACTGCCAATGTTACTGCTATTACGAGTTTTGAAATGGCAGCAACAGTTGATCCTGTAGGTGTTGGTAGAACTATTTATTTCCCAATTCCTAAAGGAGAATATAGTGGCTTAAGAGATTTCTTTTTACCAGATTCAACAGGTGGAGTACCTATTTCAGATGAAGTTACTTCAGCTATTCCTCGATATATTCCAGGAAATTTAACGAATTTAATTGCATCAGTTTCAGAAGAAGCAATAGCAGCAATCTCGAAAGATCAACCTAAACGTATTTATATATATAAATTCTTCTTTGAAGGTGATAATAAATTGCAATCTGCTTGGTCATATTGGGAAGTTAAAGGAGCAAAAACTATATTAGGAGCTTCTATTTTAGATAGTGATATGTATGTAATTCTTGAATATAATGATGGGGTTTATTTAGAAAAAGTAGCATTACGTCCTGAGACTGTTGATGCAAATAGTACAATAGAATTATTAGTAGATAGAAAAGTAACAGAAGCAAGTTGTTCTACTGCTGTTACAAACCCTGGAGGATTAGGAGTTCAAACAACAATTACTCTTCCATATCCAATGGCAACTACAGGAACAATGGCAGTAGTAGGAAGGGATGTCGCTGGTAATACTATTAGTCATGGCCAAGTTATTATTCCGACTAGCGAAACATTAACAGGTGGTGCAGGTAGTAATGGAACGATGATAGTTAAAGGAGATTTAAGTTCAGCAAAGTTTTTTGTAGGAGAGTTATATGACATGGGTTACGAATTCAGTACACCTTATTTAAAAGAACAACCATCAGCAGGTGGTATGGCTGTAGTAGCAGGACCAAAATTACAAGTTCGGACTTGGGCTGTTGTTTTTGATGACACTTCACACTTTGTTTTACGAGTGACTCCTGCGGGAAGAACTGCTAACGATTATCCTTACAATGGAATATCTGTTGGTACAAGTCCTCCTTCACTAGGTACGCCTGGTATTGGTACTGGAAACTTCAGAGTTCCTGTAATGGCAAGTAGTCTTGATACTAAAATCGAGATCATTAGCAGCAGTCCTGTACCTTGTCGAATCCAATCAGCAGAATGGGAGGGGTGGTTACAATCACGAGCCAAACGACTTTAAAGAAGACCGCCTTTCATAGGCCGTCTATTCTTCAAGATGTGGTTGATGTTGCCGAGAACATGCGACCAGAAGATGCTGCTGAATTATATGCACAGTCAGGAGATACTCCTAAAGGAGGATTGTTGTATTGTTATTTAGCAAGTAAGCCATGTATGACAATGGTTAGTAGGCATGGTTACGTAATGGGAATGTATGGAGTTATTCCAGAAAGAGAAGGGGTTGGTAGGATATGGATGTTAGGTCGAAATGAAATGACAACAGATAAACTAGATCGAATCACATTTTTAAGACAAGCAAGAATAGAATTAAATAAATTGCATGATCAATACAAATTGCTATTCAATCAAATAGATGCAAGAAATCAAATTCATATTGATTGGATTCGTTGGATGGGGTTTACTATTATTAAAAGGCATGACCATTGGGGTCTTGAAGGTCGTCCTTTTTATGAATTTGTGAGGATCTAACTGAATGTGTGGTCCAGCCGCAGTTATTGGTATAGGTAGTGCAGTTCTAGGAATTGCATCACAATATATGGCGTATCAGCAAGCTAAAGCTGATACTCGATTTTATAACGAGCAAAGACAACTTGAATATGGTGGAGCTGTATTACAAGCTCAGGCGAATAGAAATACGGAAGCTATTAGATCACAAATGAATCAGAATTTCCAGGCTCAGACTAAGTTTATGGCTGATCGAGCTTTTGAGAATAAGATAACTGGTCTTCTTAGTGAGCAACAACAACTTCAAGTAAAAACAGCTCAAGAATTAACTGAGAGAGAGATTGAAGCAAAAGAGAAAGCTGGTACGATTAAAGCTTCAGGTAGGATAGGTCTGACTGCTGATACTTTGATTAGAGCTATTAAGACACAAAAAGGAGCTGCTGATTTCTTGACGAGTCAGAATACTGCGTTTGCCTTTATTAAAGGACAACAAGAGAAGAAAGTAGCTGCTGCAACGAGAGGATCAAGGATTGCTAGTGCTAGGGATTATATTGAAACGACGTACTTAGATCCAGTTAAACCGTTAGAGAAGAAAGCTCCGGGCTTTGGTCAGTATGCTTTGGGTATGGCAAGCAGTGCGTTGGGAGGCTATAGCACAGCTATGGGTATTGCTGCTAATAGGCAAACTCTCGGCCTCAAACCGTGGGGCTGGGGTGCACAGGCACCACCCGTAGGATAAGTTAACTATGGCACGTTATTCACTTGGTAAAAACGTTGGTACAACTGACAAGCGTACCAGTTCTCGTTCTACTCCTATAGCTGGAGAAGACTTAACTTTTGATGCAACTATTGGTGAAGTTCCAAAAATTAAACAACCTCGTATTGCAGTGCAGAAATGGCAAGGTGATACATATATTAGTAACCCAAGTCCAACGTTAGCTCCTCAATTAGATCTACCTGATTTAGGAAATGTATTAGCTGAACCCAATAGAGATTTTGCAGGATTAGCTGATGCGCTTTCTGGCTTAAACACACAATTAAAAAACTTTGGAAGTGTTCAAACACAGTATGAAGGAGTAATGCAGAAGGCGGCCAGAGAGGATGCCGATGCAATTATTAAACAGACTGCTGTTGAAGGAACTGCTTCTCAGAAATTAGCCAACTTAAATGCAGAATTAGAGCGAATAATTAAAGATCCCAATTCAACTCAAGAGGAGAAAGACTATGCAAAAGCAACACAAGAAAGAATTCGGTCAGATAGTAGATTAGGTCCAGCAATTGAATCTGCTTATAGAGAAGAAGCTGTTCTTAATAATGCAGCAGGTTTAAATACCGCAGCACAGACAGCAACAATTAAAAGTATAGATCCCAGGAGTGGAGATGAGATTGAAATCCCTGTTCATACACTT